AGAACCTGACCGGTCGTCCCGTCCGCTTGTGGCCAGTTCAGACCGTCGAGGACGATTGAGCCCGTAGTGTCTGGCGTGATTGCGATGTTACCAGCGCTCGCGGAGACAATCGCTTGACCGTTCACATCGAGAGGGCCTCCAAGTTGCGGCGTCGTATCGTCGACGACATCTTGAAGCCCGCTCGTCTGATCAACGAAGGAGAGCTGACCAGCGCCATTTGTCTGCAAGACTTGACCGATCGTCCCATCCGCTTGAGGCCAGTTCAGACCATCGAGGACGATTGATCCGGTCGTATCTGGAGTGATCGCGATGTTACCTGCACTCGCGGAGACGATGCTGTTTCCGTTGACGTCGAGCGCTCCGCCAAGCTGCGGAGTCGTATCCTCTACGACATTCTCAAGGAGGCCAGTAACCGCGCCCGTTCGACCATTAACCGAAGTCACCTGGTCAGTGTTATCGATCTTGTCGATCTTGCTGTTTGTGATCGTCCCGCCCATGTCCTCGTTAATGAGCAAGTGATCCCCGACAGCCCATGTCTGGCCGTAGATCGTCCCAGCGGTTCCGATAACGTAAAAGTCGCCTTGGAGAGCGTTCAGAAGCGAAGGGGTTCCCGTCGTCGCGTTGAACGTGCCTTTATAGGTCAATTGACCAGTGAGCGTCCCGTTCTCCCAATCGCCCGAAGTGGAGTTGTATTGGATGATCTCGCCATTCGCGACGCCGCTGATCGTGACATCGCTAAGGCCGCCGAGAGTGGTAGCGCCGCCAGCGCCGCCGCCAATAGGTCCGGTGATTTTGATCGCCATGATTCCCCCCTTAAACGGTCGCGGTCTCAAAGCCGCAAATGATCACGAGCTCGTCACTCGCGCCGGCCTTCTTGTAAGCGATCGTCGCTGGTGATGAACCAGCGAGACCAGCGATATCGATGGAGATCGTGGAGCTCGCTGGGATCTCCAGCTCTCCGCTTGTGGTATCGCCAGCGCCTCCGCGCGCGCGGAGCTTGAAGAAAGCGCTCGCCGAAGATGACTTGTTGTGAACGGTGACAGCGGTAAAGAGGAGAGACACCGCGAGAGCGGAGCCCGTCTTCGAGTCGGTGAAGTCATCCGAAGAGAGATCAGTCCAGTCCGTCGAAGCGTTGCTGGATGTATCGACCGAAGCGATATAAGCAGCGGTCCGGACGGGTTGAGTCGTATATGCAAAGCGAGCCATTTATTTTCCCTTGTATTTGTGCTCTCCGACGTTGCCTCCGATGAAGGCGCCGAGAGCGGTCTGGAGAGCGAGTAAGACCTCGGAAGAAGCTTTATCGAGGACAGCGAGAAGAGCGGTGATAGCGACCGAAACTAGATAGGCCGCCATCTTCCGCCCGCCGAGCGCGGCGATCAACTTAGGTGAGATCGGAGACTTGAGGTCGATAAACGACCGCGACGGTGGAGAGGTCTCGCTCTCTGGTCCCGACTCCCTCTCGATAGCGTCCATCAGGTCCGTTAGCTCTGGCGTTGCCTTCCCAGGTTGAGAAGCAATCGGCGCCTGGCTGTCGACAGATTGTGATGTGGTGTCCATAAGGCTTGCGCTCCCTATCTGCCTGTGAGGCCGAATCATTCCACACTACGACTATATCACCCGCTCTCATGTTTGAGGTCGGGATGCGTCTCGACTGCCAGTCTCTCCAGAGACGATAGGTCGAGGGAAACGTACGCTTGCGAATCTCTGGTTTGAGGATCGCCCAACAGTAAGCGGCGAAGGCGCCGCACCAGGCAAAGTCTCCGTTTCGCTCGTAGGGATTCGCGCCGTCCTTCTTCATATTCGCGTCAGCCCACTGGAGCCCCTCGTCGCTGCGGATGTAGACGTTGATGCGATCAGCGCTGTGAGCTCCGCCGCCGCCTGGCTCCGTGACGTCGAGCTCCCATTCGCCTTCAGCGCGGAGAGTCGCGTCGAGCGCCGCTTGAGAGATCGCGTCCGCGAGTGGCTCCGGAGCTCCAGCGCGGTCGTCGCCTGGTCGAAGGTCGATCTGACTCGCGAGGAGTTCGCGCTCGACATGGCGGAGCCTATAGGCTGTCTGCTTAATCTCCGCCTCGAGGTTGCTCACTTCGGCCTTCAAGCTCTTGATCGTCACTCTCATAAGTATTTATCTCCGTCGTCAGAGGAAGCGCCGAGCGTCCCAGAAGAGTCGGCGAGATATGCCCTGATCTGGTGACGCGCAGGCGCGTTGTCGTATGTGGTCGGCTCGATATGCCCGACCGCTGACGCGACCCCATGAGCCGCTGTGAACGTGATCCTATTCGTGGCGGTGTCGACAGAGTCGATCGTCAGCGTCGTTGGATTGTCCTCGTCGCCTGGCGGGATGTACTGCACCTCATCGCCCGCCTCGAAGAGCGCGAGGTCTGTTGTGAGCTCTCCCGCTGCATCGCGCCCGCGCGTATATGTGTTCGCGTCGAACTCAAGGACCGTCGTCGAAACGACCGCCACGACTTCCGCGCTCGCGTTCCATCCCGCCGCGCCGAGACCATAGTGGAGCAGCTCGACGTCGACCCCCTCGCCGGTGAGAGACTGGCGGACCGACTGAACCAGCGCGAGGCCATCGGTGACGCCGTATGAGTCTCCATAGCCCTTGAAGTGAGGTGAGCTCACCTCGACCATCGCGCCCACTTCGAGAAGGTGTCCTTGATCAAAGCCGACCGACCCGCGCCAGACTCGGACGGGATCAGAGGCGAGGCGAAAGATCCGAGTGAACATAGGGCGAATCGCAGAGTAAAGGTCGGACCTGTTTTGCCCGATTCTATTCGCCGTCGTCCCGTAGAGCTCAAGGTCCATCGACTGGCGTTCTTGGCTGTATGCCATGATCGCGCGCTCATTGTTGACGATTACCTCGTTGGTAAACTTCGCCTCCGCGTCGTCCCAGTCATACTTGAAGACGATCTGGTTCACGCTCGCATCGCGTGTTCCCCATGACGGTGGAGGATCGACGAGCCAGTCTCCCGCCGCGATTGTCTGGCGCACTCGTGAAGCCTGCTCCATCCCGACCGGGACACAAGTGAGCTTCAGCCGCTCGTTATCGGTCCCGCTTCGACGGAGGACGATCGCCGCGCCGAGCGCTTTGAGGATCCCCTCGACGACGTCCAGAACCTCGACGTCATCACCAGAGAGCGCGAGCGTCATATCGGAGAGGCGAGTCGCATCGGAGAGAGCGAGAAACGAGTTTTCGTCGATCGCGCTCGAAGGCAGATTTAAACCGATCGCAGAGACATCATAATCCCCATTAATCTGGTTTCCCCCTCCGCTCTCCAGAAGCTGGAGAATGATCTCGCCAGGAGGAACCGCGTCGAAGAGATTCGCGAGAGCGATCTTCGCTCGTCCATCGTCTCCGCGTGACGCCCAATCGACGATAGGCTTGAGGTCTTGGGGTTGTCTATTGGGTGGCTCATTCGCAAGAATTAAAGCATAGCCGACCGTTGTCGTCCCATAGACCTCGGCGACCTGATGAGTGATCTTAGCGGTCTGGGTTATCTCCTGATCTGTGCGCCGATCGTAGCTTGTGATCGAGACCGCGAAGGTGCTCGTCCCCGCTGCGGTTGGGACGCCTGGGAGCTGATCAGTGACGAGGATTCTTCCCTCGCCTGGTTGAAAGAAGGCGAGCGCATAATCTCGGAGATTGTACGCTTGAAGCTTTTGCTCGTCTTGCTCCCATGCGCGCCGATAAAGGGTCGCGTCTCTCCTCGCGTTTTCATGCGGTGGGAGGAGCGGATACTCTCGCCGCGCTGGCGGAGACCAGTCGATCGGGAGGACCATGAGTTCGCGACCGGTCACCTCGCTTACTGGTCTTTGAGGACCGTTCGCGCTCCAGTATCGGAGTCCTCCTAGTCCCTCATTGAAGAGCGCCGCCGGATGCGTCCAGAACATGATATGAGTCCGAAGACGAGTATCGGCGAAGGGAGTCAAGCGGAGTTGGATCCGTCCGCCTTCCTCGACCAAGCGGACCGAGAAGAAGCCGCCATCGCGACCGACGCGACCACTCGGCGCCGCCGCGTTGAATCCGGTGATGAACTCCTCTGGCCATCGGATCAGACCTTCCGCTTGCTCATAGCGCTTGATCTCTCCAATCGGGATCATATAGCCGTGTTGGTCGTTGTGAAAATCGGTGAGCGGTCGAGGGTCGGGGTCAAGGTCATAGCCGACCTTGTTTCCAAGAGCGTCTATCAGATAGGCGAGGACCTCGAAGCGCTGAACCTGCCCACCTTTATTTTCTAGGCCAAGATCACCTATTCTTGGATGATTGCCGTATCGAGCACCGTCAGCCGTGGTTAACGTGATATCAAAGATTTCTTGATGTTGATGCTCTCCAGTCGTGAAGTTTTCCGACGTTGGTCTTACTGTCGGGCCTCCGTGATGCTGCCAAGAACCTATCCCGACTCCCATGAGATTGGGTTGAGCGGTTGGGCTTGGCGCGTGTAAACCTTGCGCATATTCGACAATATTCGACACGCCCGACTCAAAGCGGTGATAGCCTTGGAGGAGTGTCGTCTGACGAGAGATCTCACCTGTGAGCCCTTGGTCGATCAGCGCGGTGAGCGGGACCACTTCGAGCGTTACCGCGAGACCGTCCTCGATCTGTGGAGTCGAGTCGAGGAAGCCGCGCATAAGCTCGACCCATCCACCATACGATCCATCGCTTCGCCCTGGCGAGACCCAGATCGACGCGCGGCGCCCGCGCCAATAGCAGATCTGATCCGTCATCTCTGGCGAGTTGGTTCCGCCGAGAGAGATTAAGTGATCTTGGATCGGAGTATCGGCGAGGCCGCGATCGCTGAAAGTGATGGTCGGATTCGCGCCGCTCGTCGTACCAGAGACGAGGAAAGTCTCGGCGCCGATATGCGCGTAGTCTCCGCTTGAGTAAACCGAGCTCACATCGCGATCAAGCTCGACGGTGATCGGAGTGGAGTCGCTATGGTTGATCCCATCGACGAGGAATGAGTGAGAGGCGCCGCTCGCGCGCGGTCCGATCCGTGAGAGGATGACACCCGGATCAGAGTCGCCGCCGTTCCGGTCGATGACGAGCGATACCGTGATCGGCGTATATGAGGCGACGCCGCCGAGAGGATCGAGATTCGCGCCGTAGTCTGTGACGTTGACGATCGACTCTTTGAACGTCCGAAGCGTCGAGCCTGGCGTCGTGGATAGTGCGTTCCCGATCGCGGGAACACTGGTCAGCCCTTCGGAGGAGTGCGAATAATAGACCTCCGGAAGGCCCGCGATAACCAGCGCGAAGCGCCTCTTCTGGCTTCTATCGGTTAGGCTCATGACCACTGCTCCTCATAGAGCTCGAAGACGTCGACCGACGTGATCGATACTTGCGTACAATCAAGGCTTACCATGAGCTCAAGGCCGCGCGACGCGGAGGGGATCACCAGCGGACGAGGCTCGTCGACTCCTCCGCTCGCGTCTCTGATCTGCGCGGTCGTCGTCGCTTCGAGGAGCGCGTATCGAGTGCCGACACCTTCTGAATAGTTGGTCGATTGAAGGCGACCATTCGTCGCCGACCAAGAACAGCCGACGTCTATTTGAGTATGAGCTCCGCCGCTCGTGTTCAGCTCGAAGAGCGACGCATTGATCGAGGCAGACGACGCCGCGCGATAGCGGATAAAGAGGACGACATAACGAGCCATCGGCGAGGAGAGCCAAGGGATCTCCAGAACTTCTGAAGATTCTGGCGCCTCTGCGTCTATCTCTATCGTGTCAGTGTTCCCGTCGAGATCGGCGAAGTCTTTGGGCGCGAGTCGCGTAAAATTGGCATGAACACAGCGACGAGCCCGACCGAGCGCGAGGTGATTCGTGAGGTCGATCATTTGGGCGATCGTCCCACCGAAGACGGGAGAGTCGACGTTGCAAGCTCGCGTTGACGGAGCGTTGATTTGATAGGCAGGGATCAGCGCCATTCACGGCCCCCATATCTGAACAGACCAGACCGGCGAGGCCGGCGCGACATCTTCGGTTGGAGGCCGGTCGAGACCGTCTCGGATTAAGTCGGTGTCCGCCTGGTCGCTGACATTCTCGCGCCGGAACGGCTCAAGCGCTGTCAGCTCTTCCCAAGCGGGAGTTACCGTCGCCGCCGCGATTGTCTTCCGTCGATCTCGCCACAAAATCAAGCGGTCGTCTCCGTTACCATGAGTCGCGGCGAAGACATAAGCGGTGTACTCATGGTTTCGATCGCGAGATCCTCCCCACGCTCTGATCAGTGCGCGGAACTCGCGGAACATATCAGGGAGCATCGTCGCTGGAGCTCGCGGATCAGCGACCCGCTGGAGACCTGACCACGCGAATAGCGGTCGAGGTCGCTTGGCGAGAGCGCCGAGAGTCAGGACGAGATTCTTTCCGCGCGCGCTGGCGAGGGGATAGTCGGCGCCGCTTCGGTTCTCTCCGAGTGGAGTGATCTTGCGCGTTCCGAAGTGGTTCTGATCGACCTGACCAGCGGCGAGCGGAGAGGTGAGCGGGAGCCAATGAAGGGAGATATATTCGATGATCGTTCCCGTCGAGCTGCTATGAATCGCCTTAGCTGTGATCTCCGCGTACTCGTTCGATTGGGATCCAGTGGAGAGCGTCGCGCGATACCATGTCGCGACGTTGCTCGTGATATTGATCGTCGCTGTATTGCTGTTCTCGGTTTCAGTGAAGACGATCGAGCCCGTCCCGACGTTGTTGAGCTTCGCTTTCACCAGAATCACGAGCGTCTGATGAGCATCGCTAGGGACAGGGACGCGCCAGATACAATTGAAGTCTGCGGGCGTCCCCGTGACGGAGAAGACGCCGCCCTGATAGCCCTGACTGACGACTGGAGAGCAACCAAGGTGAGCGTGTGTGAAGTTGACCAACTGGGTGAGCTTCTCGATCGTCTCCGACTCGATCACCTGACCAGAGACGACCGCGTCAGGAGAGGGGACAGCGCCCGCGCCGCTAGTTGGAAGAACGAATGTATTCGCCATGAGACCCCCAAAAGGTGGACGCGCGTCTATCTTACTTGATCATGCTCAATCGTGACAGATAGAGGAACACGCCGACGGATCCTAGTCGGATAGTTAAGGTCGAAGGAGTTCTCCATCAATCGCCCGATATATCGACCGCGCTCGTCTTGGATCGAGTAAAGCGGGCCATAGTTGGCGACGACATAGGTTGAGCCGAAGACACTCATCGGCGCCGCGTGTCGTCGAGAATCTCCCCATTCTCCATAGTATGTCAGCGCCTGCCCTGGTCCGGTGTAGGGAGCGAAGCGCTCGACGAAGTGTTGATAAAGATCTCGCTCGTCCGCCGCTGCATCGAGAAAGAAGTCGACGCGCGAGCGCGTATAGGTCCCGAGCTTATTCGAGACCATTGATCCGCCGAGTCGGCGCCGCCTCGTCGCCATCGTCTCAACCGAGAGCTGATGACGCTCGACGGGTCGAGTAGGGATCAAGACCGTCGCGCAAGGGTAGGTTGCTTTGAGGCGCTCATAGCTGGAGCCGATCACCGTCGTCGAGGTCTCGGAGCCCGTGAAGCCTAGAAGGTTTCGGAGCGCTGTGGAGCTCCACGTTAGATCAGTGACAGCGGTCGGATAGGAGACGACCGCATAGCCCTCTTCATCGATTAACCATCGAATCGAATTGAGCCCGCTTAAGCCCATGATCGAAGTATCGCGCGCGCTCAAATTATTCGTACCGTTCGCGTCGTCTACATCGCCGACCGATCCTCCCTCGCGGAGCGCGACGCGAAGATCTTGATACTCTCCGTCAATCGTTATGATATCGACGCTCGGTTCTCCGCTTGGCGTGATATCCAGAACGAACGGACCAGCGACTCTCCCCCTGATCCAGTCGTTCGGCGCGACCACTTGATGAGATCCGCCGACGAGAGTCGAGGAGAGAGAAGCGGACCCGAGGCCGAGATAGTCTGTTCCCGATACGAGCTCAAGATCGAAACTTCGATCAGTATTCGAGATCACGACCTTATCATCTGCGTTGATCGTCGCGCTCCAAGTTCCCGCCGTTCCCGATCCCGCCGCCGTGAGATAATAGTCGATCGTGTCGGCGATCGTCTGGCTCGCGCTGTAGCCGTTCAGGAAGTCGACCATATCGGCGTAAATCGTCGAGGCCATCGTTATGCTGATGTTAGTGGTCGAGCGCTGATAGAGCGTCTCTCCAGAGAGGTCTCGAAGATCGACCGCTGTCATCAATGCGAAGTTAGGCGCGCTGTCAGAGCTTGGCATTATGCCCCCCTTAGACGGACCGCGCCGCGACGCGGAGTGTTGATAGCCTGAACCACGCGGTCAGCGAAGGCCCGCTCCGCCGCCGCCTTCGTATCGTATATCACCGCTTGTCCCATGTTGACGTTTATGGTGACGCCGCCGCGCTCTTCGTCTCGGTCGAAGTCTCGATCTCTGATCGATTGAGCAGCTCCAGTGGGAGACGCTCCGCCTCCGCCGCCTCCTCCTCCTGATGGAGCGAGTCGAGATCCAACCACTCCAGCTGTCGCCGCGACGCCACCAAAAGCGGCAGCGGCTTGGAAGTGCTTATAAGCAGCGACTTGACCGAGCGGACCCTCGGCGAGAGCGGCGAGCCCTCGACCGGTCTGCATAACTGCCTCGACTCCAGCCTGGAGAGCGATAGCCTTGAGCGCCTCACCGATCGCCGCCTTCATGCTCGTCCCGCTCTGCAAAGCGGCGAACGACGCATAAAGAAGCCCTTGGCTATACATCGCCAAGGAATCAGTGATCTTGCTCATATCGGTGTAGTTCAACGCGATCAGCTCAAGCGCTTGTTGTCTTGTCAGATTCACCCCTAGCTCTAGAGCGTGATTCCTCGCGAGGAAGATCTGGATCTCTTGCTTCATGGATTCGATCGATTGATGAATCCCCGCGATCCTCTCCGCTTCAGCCTGTTTCTGGGCAGCGGCTTGCCTCTCCTGGATCATGAGGAGCTCGCGCTCTTTGTTGATCAGAGCGGTCTTTAATTGGATCTCATTTTCAGCTGCTCTTTTAGCACTCTGAAAGCGGAGCTCGATCAGTTGACGCTCTCGCTCAAAGCCGTCGGTCTGCATCATGATTAAGGCTTGCCGGCGATTCTGCTCATCGGTGAAAGCCTGATCCGCCGCCGCCTTCCTCGCCGCTTGTTCTTGCGCGCGCTCCGCTTGTCTCTGCATCCGGTTAGCTCGACGGATTGCTCGAATCTTCGCATCTGCGGCCCGCTCGGCTTCAGTCAAGGCTTTGAAAAGAGACTCGTTATCGGCGATAGACGCAGCGATGGCCCGCTGTCTATCCGCTTGTTCTCTTTTAACGAGAGCTATCTTTTGGGAGACGGTCGTCGCTTCGATCGAGAGCGCCTCACTTTGGAAACGCTTAGCTAGTGCCAGCATTCTCTGGTTGGCGGCGATCTGCTCTTGAGCGGCTTTCTCCGCTGCCAGTCGCTGTCTCTCTCTGGCTGACTTGCCTTCCGCCTCGACAATTGCGTCTGTTTCCGCCGCTAACTGACGACGCCTCTCCAAGGCTCGCTGTTGGAGAGGCTCAAGCTTTCTAAGCGATCGTTGATATTCAGCGACAGCTTCTCGCCGCTTGAGGATAATCCTATCCTCTTCAAAACCGAGCTCTCTTAGCTGTTTAGTGTATGACTGCCCAGACCGTCTCAAAAGGATAGGCGTTGGGTCTTCAACCATCGAACGTCTAAGCTCTTTTCTTTTCCTCCGGACTAAGTCGAGCTCAATCTCCGCCGCACTGATCGCCTTTTGCCTTAGCTCTAGTTCTCTTCCGAGGTGTCCATTTCCCTCGATGATCATCTCAACTCGTTCAGATTGAGACTTCGACTCTATGATCAGTTGATTGATTCGGCGGAACTGAACGTCATTTAATCTGATCCCCTCGTCGGCAAGCCTCTCCATCACAGACGTATATTCAACAGCCGAAGACTGGAGCGCTCGAACGCGTCCCTCCATGTCTTCGCTGGTTTGATTGAATGCTCGAACCGCTTGAACGACTCCAAAGATCGCCGCGCCGATCGCGGCGATCGGTCCTAGCATCGTTGTAAAGCTTGCGCCCGCGGTCCTTGAAGCAGCCGACAATACGCCGACTCCTTCGGTGAGACTACCGACCGACGAGACGACGCGACCCAAAGAAGAGGTCATAACATTCGCGCTGGTTGATAGAGCTTCGCCCGCCTGAACGACCTTCCCGCCAGCGACCTCGGCGCCGCGCCCGATCTGGTTGAGAGCCTTTTGAACCTGATCCGCTCCTTCTAGCTCTACTTGAACCCCGACTTTTGCACCGCTAACCATTATTCGCCTCCTCTTGTGCGCGCTGTCGAGCGCGAGCCTTCATCAACTCAGTTTGAGTGTGGAGCTCCGTCCATAAATCTAACACTGCGCAAGAGGGCTCGCGGTAAAAGTCTCGAAGACTCCCGAGCCCAGCGCAGTGCGCGCGATAGCTGGAGACCATCGGAGAGAGTCGGTTCATGTCGGCGATAGGACAGCGCCTGACCCTCTGGTCTCCCCATGACGGGTCGGAGTCTGGCGCGATCCGATAGGCCATGACATAGGCGCCTTGCTCGTCTCGCTTGAGCCAAGGGAGACCAGCGCGAAAAGCTCCGCCGCAATTGCCTCGCCGCCTTCTTAGTGTCGGATCGCTTTTGCATTGTTCACAGCTCCAACCGCGAGAGCCAGCGTAAGCGATCCAGACGCTAGCCCCCGCCGCTATTTTCCCGCAGGTGGTAAAAGCGAGAGCGCCTGGATATGCGCAACAAGCTCCCCCATCAAAACTTGACGATGATGGTCTGGACGAATCGAGTCGACGAGCTCCAGCGGGTCGCCGTCGTGCCCTTCGATGGAAACGAGACCAGCGCGGAGCATCTCCCGATAAACGCGCGACAGATAGCGATTGTATTCGCCAAGCGCTCGCCGCTCATCTTCTGGAAGATCATGTTGCCAGCGCGCGCGCTCCTTCGGGTCGTCGGGTTGCTCCGACCAGAGAATCCTCCCGAGCTCCGATCGAGAATAAGCGCCCGCTTCGACCTCCGCGTCTTCTCTAGCTTGAGGAGATAGCGCTCGAAGGGTGAAGCGTGTCGCGCCTTCCGTCGAATCGAAGAGGCTCTCATCGCGCGTCGAGAGATACTCGACCTTAGCCTCTTCAGTCCCGATGACCGACGGGTCAACGGTTGAGACAACTTCAACGGTCTGATCGGTGCTCGTGGAGAATATGAACGCCATTCTTAGAGCCCCAATCCGATCCGAAGAGGAGTCCCTCCCGCGTCGCCGGTTCCCGCATCACCACCGAAGCGAGAAGCCGCATAGGTGAGACTCTGCTGAACAATCTCTCCGTCGATGACTCTGATCTGTGGATCGACTGTCAGGTAAGCGCCTGGCACGTTCAGCGCCATCCCCTGACCGTCGCCGACTGGACCAGTCCCAACGAGGAGATCTCTCACGACCGCGTCGCGGAAGTCGTTGTTGATCGTCGTATTCGGAGAGTCGACGGTGAGCGAGACCTCGACGGTCTGGTCAGACACTTCCATATCGCTCATCCCGATCAGAGAAGAGCTCTGACCGATAGGAGTGAGAGTGTTAGTGATCGTCGCGCTGAACTCGCTGACGCTCAAAGCGATCCGCCCGTGTTCGTCTCCGTTATCGGTTCCGATATCCGTCCGCGAGGTCGAGGCCGCGTCGGAGAGAAGAACATAACAGCTCCGGAAGTGAGGAGTTGCTCCGTCGGTCGTCTGTGGTTCAACCGGTCCAGTCGCGTTCCCGTGATCGTCCTCGATGTGAGCAGCTTGGAAGACGAAGTCACCCATAAGGCGCCCACCGTCGATCGAGATTGAGAGGCTCTCAAGCTTGCACCCGAATGCATAGGAGAGGACGCCGACGCCATCGACGCGGAAGGCGAGGCTGTTCGCGACGGATCCGCTGTTGTCACCCTTGGCCGTGAACCAAGTCTGGAGGAGTCGGACGGTGTCGGATGTGGTGAGATCGCGGGAGAGCGCTGGAGAATAGCCGATATTCCCCGTCCCGCTTCCGTTCTTGGAGGTGACATGAGCGTATTCTGCGCGCCCGTTGATCTCGATCCCGAAGAGGCCGCCGAGCTTGTAGTTCGCGAGAGTGGTAGGGGTGTATTCGTTCGTTCCCACTGCCGCGCTCACCGCGTCGCTCTCCGCGCCTGGGATCGTGGTCGAGAATCCAGCGGAGAGGAGACGACCGAGAGCGGTCCCAGCGTAGTTCGCGCCAGTGCCGAGCGTGGTAAAATCGCATCGAACGGTGACGGTTCCGGTTCTGCGCTGTTGCTTGGTTCCGCCAATGTATGTCGTATCAAGCTCCGGAGGGAGACCGTGAGGACCGTCGCGCGCCTCTGTCCGCTCCGAGACTGGAGGCTCGCCAGGGACGACGATGGGGTCTCGCTCGCAAGGAATCGAGATAAAGGTGAGACCGGTGGCGCTTGGAGCTCCAGTCGAAGAGCTAAGCGATCCGAAAGAGCTCTCGACCGCGACCGAGAGTGAACGATGTGTAACTGCCATCAGAAGGCCTCCGAGAAGAGAAGGTCGAACGGAACAATGAGGAGGAGCGCCGCTGGATTTCCTGCCTCATCAAGGAGCGGAGTGGTCGACGCCTCTCCTGTGATCAGTGAGGTGATCCCCGTCGTCGCTAGATTGTACGCGGGATCGCGCAAGGAGTTGATCAGCTGTGAACTATCCTCTCCGACGATGCGCTCCAGAAGGCCGACGTCTCGCGGGATATCATAGCGGACGCGGAGCTCTGCGGTCAGTCTCTTCCGTCCAGTGATCCCCGCTTGCCCATCGTCATGGGGGAAAGAGGTCGTCCGGAGCTCGAAGAGGCGGAGCGTATTTGGTCGGCGATCTGTGAGCAGCTCCATCCCCGAAGCAGGATCAACACAGACAAAGCCTTGAGTCCCGTCTGTCTTAGGGACGAGCGCCTCGATCCGAGAGACGAGGAAAGAGAAAGCGCTGGCGATTCCTTGGCTCATCGTTTCCCCTTGCTCTTGCTGGTCTGCTTAGTTTTGCGCTTGGTCTTAGTTGGAGGCCCTGTCGGAGAGAGCTTCTGGCGGATTCTAGCGGAGACCGCGCGCTGAAGCTTGTTCTGATCGAAAGGAGAGAGACCCATAAAAGGGCGCCTCACGTTGACGTGATAACCATAAGACTGGACCGCTGGAGAGAGACCGATCGTGAAGCCGGTCTTATCAACTTGGGTCGTGATCAGGTTGTTCATCAAGGCGCCGCTCAAGGTCAGATCGACTTCAGCGGTTTGGTTTTGTCCGCCCTTCACTCGTCGTCGGCTCTTCTGTTTGTATTCCTTATATCCGCCAGCGAAGTACATCGTCTTCATGGTTCGCTTGCGACCGACCGCTTTGAGGCGCTTAGTCCGTCCGCCTTTCGGCTTGAGGCGCGCGCCCTTTCGCTTGATGTAAATAGGTCGTGTTGAATAGCCAGCGAAGGGTCGGTCTCTAGTGTCCTTCCCAGAGTAGACGCGAGAGCGAATAATGGCGATCGTATCGAGCGCCGTGATCCGACTATCCTTCACCGTCCAGAGCTCTGGTATAGAAAGCTCGATTGTGACCCGAGCGCCCATTAATGCTGCATCCCTCTCCATCGAGGATACTCGATAGCGATGTCCTTCTCTCGCTGTGTAGGCTGGACCGATGGAAGCGAGAAGGTTCCGCGCGCGTCGCTGACCTTGCCACCCGCTCTGCGAAGGTTGATCTCGTCGGAGTCGATCACTCCGTCGTCATCGGTGTCGAGGGTGAGCTGCCTCATCGCCCTGGTGAAGAGCTCCATCCCTCGATTGCTCATGCGCTCCGCGATATCTAGTTGAGCAGTCATCTCATAGACGCGCGACGCGGAGAGATAGCGGTGAGCTTCGAGGAAAATGTGAGGATTGAAAATGTCGTCCTCGGTCTGGCTCTCAAGAAGCTCGTCTCTGATATAGAGGGTGAGCTCGTCAAGCGCCGCCGCGATCTGTTCAGAGAGATCTTGCTGGCGACGCGGGATCATGTCGCCTAGTTGGGGCATCTTCGCGACGAGGTCGGAGTGAGTAAGCCCGGTGTCGAATGGTCGACGGACGACCTCGATCACGTTGCGCGCGAGGAGTGGTCGATCGTTCGGGCTCTCGTCGCTGGTATAAGCGACAGTCCAGTCGATCAGACCGCGCGTCGCTGTATCGGCTGCGGGTATCGTGTACTCGTATCCAGCCCAGACGAGAGAGGCGCTCTCGGTGAGTGCTAGACCTCGCGGGAGAAGGTCGGCGAGGATCGCGGTCGTCCCGTCGATCCGATCAACCGTGACAAGGAAGAGCCCGTCCTCATCGGTGACGAGGAAGGCGCGACCCGACCTGGCGCCGATTCGCCCTGAAGCGTCAGCGCTGGCGGAGAGGGTGAGAGTCCGCCGATCTCCTCCGAGAGCTGTCACCGTCGCTGACGAGTGAACCGCTGTCATATTCGACGCGGCGCGCGTCGTTCCGTCGGGAAGCGTATAGGCGAGAGTCGGCGTCGCGGCGAGCGGATAGGGCGACTCCCACTGGAAGACAAAGTCTTTGTTTTGAGCTGCTTTGATCATCGACTTTCCCTCGCCTTCCGGTTCGCTTGTCTGACTTCCGCGTCGGTTCCGCGTTCTAGGTTAGCCGATTCGATGAGCTCTTCGGAGACTGGCGACCATGAGTGTCGGCAATTATATCCGCCTCCTCGCGTCAACACTGGCTCCAGCTGATAGTTTCGCATCTCTCCGACCTGTGTCTGCGTGTAGACCTTGCCGACGATCACTCGACAAAATGAGCGGGTGATTCCGTCTAGCGGGCCGGTGTAGAGATAGTGGTTTAGTCCAGCTTCTTCGGCTGCGATCGCGGTGAGCTCGCGTCCGTAACTGGTAATCCTTGTTCTCGCCTCTGTGATCTGACGACCCTCTGCGGATCGGAGAGCAGCATCGAGCCCGCTGATAACATCAGAGGGTTCCAGAGTAAAAGCGGCGCTTGAGAGCGCGTCTCTGACCGATCGCTGAACATCGGGCAAAATGACGTCATCGTAGATCCCCGATATTGTCTGATCTGCTAGGGCTTGTCCGACGCCTCCGATTTCGGAGGCCGAGAAGCCTTCTTCAGACGCCAAGAGGAGTTCCTCGACATTCGCGAGGGTCTCTCTCTCCGCGTCAGTGATCTGCATGATGGATGAGGCGAGGCCATTATCTAGGATCCACGCGTTCATCTCATCGCGGCGCATCCGGCGAAGCTCGTCGAGTCCACCGCGCGCGGCAGCTGCCTTCACTGCGTTCACTATTTCCGCCTTGCTTCTTCGGAGCGCTCGACGGAGATCCCGATCGAGCTTCGCCTCAAGCTGTAGTTGAGCTTTAGACGCGCGGAGCACCTGAAGCAATCGAGCGTCCGTGGCCCGCTTAATCTGGCGGGTCAAGTCGTCGATCGCTTTCGCGTCCGCGTCCTCTGCGAGGTGAATGTGTGAAGAACAGTGAAGACAGCGCATAACTATCTCTTAGGTGAGGCAGTTATAAAGGAGACGACCGCGATCGCCGTCGACCTTCTTGAAGAGCTGGACGTGCTCACCCCAGACATGACGACGGACGAGGTCGAGAGAGTCGTACTGCCCAGCCTGAAGGCCCTTGTACATCATGTTGAGCGCCGCGACTGGCATCGCCTTTACGCCGCCGCTCTTCTGTGCGACAGCGTCGGAGCCGCGCATGATGTAAAGACCGATCGTCTCACCGTCCCAGATATTCGCCTCGCTTGAGGACGCGCCAGGGATCGCGGTCTCGCGTCGAGCGCTACCGACGAAGACATTCGGAATGTTGAGGACCGAGCGAAGAACCTCGATCACTGCGTCATTGGCGAGGATCCGATTTCCGCTTGCAATCCCGCTGGAGGCATCGCCAACGAATGAACGGATCTCTGGATTCCGAGCGAGAGCGCGGAAGACATCATAGCCTAGGACCATCGTATCCGCGACGATCCCATGATTCGCAGCGCGGAGCGTGTCGAGCTGCTGATGAATAAACGAGAGCGGCTCGGCGCCGGCCGCATCAAACGCGGTTGACGTTCCAGCCACGTCGACGTTGTTTGTGAACTCTGTCTGCGAGAAGAGAAGATCAGCACAGCGCTTCTCTTGAGCGAGGAGAAGAGCGCGGCGGACCTTGCGCGCGCTCCGCTCTTCCTCGGAGCCTGGATACTGTGAATCTTCGATATCCTCCATCGCGATGGAGTCCTCGAACGAGTGGATCTCCGCCTTGAAGGTGAGGCTTGAGCGATTGAAGGAGGAGAGACTCTGTCGGCTTGCGCCTGGAGAGCGTCTCGAATCAGCCTCTGGAGCACCCATGAAAGAGCGGGTCTCCTCGACGAGGAGGGTTCCGCTGCGCTCTGGGACGTCGACCTGCTCCATCACGCGGCCAGCGATGAGCTGGCTATCGCTAGGAATCGCCTCTGCGACGATGTTAGTGAGGATCTGATCGACTGGATGGAGATTGCTATAACTTGGACGAGCCATTTAAAGGGCCTCCTTAAGCGAACTGACTAGCGCCGGTGAAGATGATCTCGATCTCATCACCGTCGGCGTATGCAGTAACATTCTGGTTGAAGATAACGCGCGCGACCGCGTACTCGGTGCCTGCACCATTCGCCCAAGGGATGAGGCGAGCGGTTGCCGTCTCGACCATAAGCAGAGAGTGAGTCCCAGCGGTGAGAGTGTCGCCGGCGAGAGCCTTGGTGCGACCGAAGATCACGACCTCGACAGCGTCGCCAGTGGACGCGCTGCGCTGTGCAATCCCGTCCGCCTGCTCTCCGGTGGTTCCGTCAGCGAGTGCAGCTTTGCCGTCGCTATTGATGACGACAGCCTGAAGAGCGGTGATCGCTTCAGCGGCGATCAGAGTGATGATATCTGAATTTCCGAGACGGCTCATTTAGCCCTCCATAGCAGCGAGGAAGAACTCGCGATCAGTGGTTCGAATCATGTTGAGAGCCTCGCTGAAGCTGACGCTCTTCTCGGCGGCGAGAGTCTTCGCGCGCTCTGCGAGGGTTTCGCGGTTGATCTGCTCACCGCTGGCGCCGTGACCGACCTCTCGGAGAGAGACGACGGAACCAGCCTTGCGCTCGCAGAACATCGCCCAGAAAGCGTCGTCGCCGCTCTGCGCTTGGTTCCAAGCCTTCTCCGCGAGTGCGACCTCGGCGGGAGAGATCCGACCAGAGCGGACGAGCTCGTCGACGGCGCCCTTGCGCTTAACGCTCTGGTTCTCCTCACGGAGAGCGGTGAGCTGCTCACGAAGAGTAGAGACCTCGGCGAGAAGGAGAGCAGAACCTTCGCTCATCGCGTAGTTCTTCTTCTCCATCATCTCTTCCTTGTCCTCATCCTCGGCGAGGCTCTTCTTCTCCTCGTCCTCGGCCATCTCTTTCTTGTCCTCTTCCTCGGCGAGCTCTTTGGGCTCTTCCTCGGTAAGACGACTCTCCATCTCGGCGACCATCGCCATCTTCTGAAGCAAGAGATCGACGAGGTCGTCCCGCTCCATCTTCATCAGGTTCTCACGGGTCTCCATGAGGTTAACCTCCTCGGTTAGTAGAACACGGTCGACCGAGCTCGCTGTTTGCTGCGGTCGGGGGGTAAGGGTGACAGCGAGAAGCTGGGCGCCTCCTGTGGGAGCTCCGCTTTCTCTCGCGTAGACTTCGCCCAGGACGAACTCCGGCGACGACCAGAGTGAGCCTTGAGCTTCAGCGACTGTTTTGAGCCCGCGCTCGTTGTAAGCGGGGATAGCTATCAAACACTGGCCATCTTCGGAGAGGCGAAGGTCGACGATCTCGCCGAGCGCTCCTCCGGTTTCTGGAGTGTTGGCGCCGTATGAGGGAGAGCTCTGGTGATTCCAGTCGATGATGACTGGGTCGCTCTCCTTGCGTGCCTGGTAGACTCGAACGATCTCCGCGAGCATCGCTGGCGTAACCTCGGCGATAGTCTCACCGCTCATCCGAGAGGCGACGGTTCCCGCGCGGAGCGTGACGAATGGTCGCCCAAGCTGCTGGCCATCTTCGACGACGACGGTGAGGCCATCGAGGTCGATCTCCTCCGCTTCGGAGAAGGTGAAGGCTCTCTCGGTTAACTTGTTCTCATCGGCTGCGTTCATCTGTCCGACTACCTTTCTCGCCCAAGCGAAGCCCGCGTCGCCGCCCCAACCGTTCCAGGCTTGCCAGCCCTTTCCTTCCTCGTCCCAAGTCTCGCCCTTCTTGTCGACCTCATGGCGCGTGAAGTAGTTGAGCATCCGACGAACGGTCTCCGGAGAGAGCTCGACGCCGTTCCGGAGATCGCGAGCTCGCGCGATGCCGACCGCTGTCATCCCTCGTTGCGACTCTGGTTTCTCCGCGCGTACCTTCAAGGCGCGCGCCGCTGCTTCTTGAGCACCCTTTGGAGGCTTGAAGTCGATATGGGCGTATTTCTGGGGGAGCTCCGCCAGCTTCTCACTCGCCTCTTTCGCCCTGTGTTGAGGATGCTCTTTGGGGAGGAGATCGAGGTCGGTGTCATACGCCTTCTTTCGCTGTCCAGTCCCAACGAGCTTTAGGAACGCCTTGACGCGCGCGAGCGCCCACTGATCGCGAGAGGTGACCGATGGACGGTGAGAGGTCGAGAAGGCTCCAGCTCCGCGCCTGTACACAGCCTTGAGCATCCCAAGATCAACACGACGACCAGCCGCCTCGTGCTTCTCGTTATGCTCGTCTCGGAGATTCTCGAGCGCCTTCTCGGTTCGATCCGAGACCTCGATAGATCCGCGCGTTCCTGAAGCGGAGCCCTTAGGATTTCGCTTTGATCCGGTCCGCTGATCCTTCTTCGGCGCTGGGGTCTTGGGGTCATCTTTGCGACGCTCCGCGAGACGCCTGGCTTTCCGCTTGAAGCTCATTTCATCCCCCTCTTCATCGCTCGATAGCGCTCACTTAGAGCGGTCGCGCCTCCACCGAGACCAGCGCTGACGCGGTCAAAGTAGGTCCGCGCCGCTTCGTCTGGCAGTTGACCCGCGCCGATTCTTTGACGAATCGCGCGCTCTAGATCGTCCTCTGGAGTGAGCAAGCCAAACTGAACCAGCGGAGCGAGAGAGGAGAGACTCTCGGTGAGCTCATCAGAGTTGAGACCAGAGTGAACGAGGCGAGGGAGCTGTGAGACTGAACACTCGCCATAGTTCCACTTGATCAAGCGACCGATCGTTCCTGCTCCTCTTCGGTCGATCCCGCTGACAGCGCTCGCGACTTGGTCGCAGAGATTGAGCGCGGAGCGACGGAAAACGGAGAGGTGAACCTCGCCGACTGATCGCGACCCCGTGTCGGTCGTTCCGAGATTCATGAAGCTCGCGAGGAAAGCGGTCGCGAGTTGGTGGTCACATTCTTTAATGGTGGCGAGCGCGTGAGTCGAGTCGAGCTTTTGCTCGCCGAAAGTGGCGAAGCTAACCACGGGATTATCGACCAGATACGATTGCTCTTGAGCGATATACGCTTGAGCTTGCGCCGCCGCGCGGTCGATCATGTCGTCGATATCGGTGTCAGTCAGTCCAGCCGCTTCAGCCGCCGACCGATCAACAGCTACACGAGGAGTCGCGACAGCCCAGCGCTCCATACCAACGCCGAGAAGGTTCGCGGTGCGCTGCTTGAATCGCCACCACCACCAGGCTGGACGAAGAAGGCCGCGCCCCTCGAAGTTAGAGCCGGTGCGGTTCAGGGTGAGGAGGAGCAGCTTGCTCGCTGGGATCGGCTCCGGTGGGAGAGTGTTCCCTCGGAGCTGCTGGCAGACCGCTTCAAGGGTCTGACCGTCGAGCGACTCCCAACGAAGGTGGGCGCTTGGCTCGCGGTCGGCGTAGAGGTCGAGCCAGACTCGCGGCGTCCCGTTCTCGTCGTCGGCGATCTTGTACAGCTCTTCCGCGTAGCGATAGCCGATCGGGGCGAACTCCCAGAGATATTGCAGCTGCTCTTCCCAAGAGAGGGACATCATTCCAGGGTAGCCGTCGAGCCCCCAACACTCGTTCGCGTATCGCGCGAACTCCTTCGACTGGGCGTCATCCTCATCGCCAGGCACCCATCGCCAAGACGCCTCAAGAAGGGTCTGCTTCAGAACACGCCAAGAGGCTTGGACGATCGGATCAGTCGCGAGCATCTCCTCCGCTTCGCGTACCCACTGAAGACCAGTGAGGCGGAGATTTTGCTCTTTGCCGGTGATTTGTCCGCCGGAGAGGTAGGTTCCGGTGATCCCTCGCGCGCCGAGAGGGGGAAGCGCTGGAGCGCCCTGATAGGGCAAATCGCGCCTTCTTTGATAGCCTGTCTTGTACGACATAGAACCTCCCAAGTGTTCAGTACCATAATTTCGTTCAGTATGAGAGACAATGATCCTATGAAGCTCAACCCATTACAGAAGGATCTTGTCCGCGCTCTCGTCGATGAGGAGACCTTCATCGCGGTCCGCGCCGGATGGGGATCAGGTAAGACGAGCGCGCTGGTCTTCGGTCTGCTCATGATGAGCAAACTCCGCCCTGGCTCGTCGTCTCTGCTCATCACTGACACGGCTCCGAGATATCGGACGGTGCTCGCTCCAGAGATTGAGAAGTGGTTAGGGCCGCTCGGCTGGCAGTGGAATCAGTTGAAGGGGACGTGGACCGATCCCTCGACGGGCTCTTCGGTCTGGTGTCGCGCATACTTCAGACCAGGCACGCGCGATAGCAGTCACAACCCGCTTGAGGGAATCAACGTCAGCGGCGCCGCTTTCATCGATGAAGCCCAGACGATGAGCGAAGAGGTCGCGCAAAAAGCGCTAGGTCGTCTTCGCTCTGGACCGTCGCCCATTCTCGTCATGGTCGGCTTACCAGTTGCCGATGCCTGGTGGGTCCGGATGGCAGAAGATAACGGTTGTCAGCCGATCTATCACACCTCATTCGCGAACAAGCAAAACCTAAGCGCCGCTTGGTTCAAGGCGACCGAAGCGCTCCCCCCTGAAGAGCGCGCGGCGATGATCATGAACGAACCGCGCCCGCCGACGGGAACCGTTTATCCAGAGTGGAGCGAGGAGAATATCGTCGACGGTTGGAAGTATAAGCCGACGATGGAGGGACGGATTGCGATAGACTGGGGATTCAGAAAGCCGTCGGTCCTCATCATCGCTCATGATCCAGATCTCGGAGCGGACATCATCTGCGGAGAGATTAACCCTCATGAGGTGACGCTCGAAGAGCTCGCGCGGTTGATCCTCGACATCGCTTGGCCAAGGAAGCACAAAGCGTCGGCGCCTGGTCCGCGTATCTGGCTGGATGCTGGATGCGGTGACAAAGCCGGAGCAGCGCGGAACGATCAGACCGCGCTCTCCTCGTTCCGCGTCCTCTCCGGAGCTCCGCCGCGCGGGATCGGTCTCCGCCTCCGTCATACGACGTCGCCAGTCCGCGTCGACATTATCAACGGAGTGCAGCGCCTCAAGCGCTCGATCTGGCGACGGAACTATCGAGTGACCCGCGAGGTCTGGGAAGCTGGACGCAAGGCGAGCGGCAATAGCTTAAGGAAGGCGTTGGAAAGCTATCGTTGGGACAAGCGCAAAGAGTCACCAGTGAAGGACGGCAGAGAAGACCCGCTCGACGCTCTCCGATATGACTGCATAATGTGGCGATGGAATGACGACGAGGCCCTCGAAAAGAAGGAGAAGCCGCGCCGCTCCTACTCTCCACCGAAGAAGAAGCGAAAGCCTTGGGAAGGCGCCGGAGGATTCTAGCTCTTGTCCTCTCCTCCAAGGATATCGTCGAGCGGCGAGCGCTTAGACAGCGGCGTCATTGTCGCCGGTATCTGGGGAGCTCGTTCGCCTGGTATCCATCGCGCGACCTCTTCTGGGATCGAGCGTTCGTCCGCTAGAGACGCGAGCTCGCCGAGTCGCTTGTCCTCTGCGAAGACGGAGAGCTTGGAGATCACTAGCGCCTGAAGCCCTTCGTGTTGGCGCCGGAGGATATCCTTGTCGATCTGCGCATCGCGAAGACGAGCGATGAGCGTGTTCCGATCGTCGGAGAGCTCTTCGATCTGCCCCTTCAGCGCGGCGACGTCATCGGGATCGCGACCGACGAAGATCGAGATCGCCATGGAGATCGAGCCAACTAGCATCCCGATGATCGAGGTGATGAGATCCTTGTTCTTGTCTGGGATCTCCAAGAACGTCAGGAAAAAAATCAGCCCCACGACCATCGTCAAGAAGATCAGTGAGGCTAACCAAGAGCGCGCGGATTTTGACATGAGATCCCCCCTATCTGTGGAGGCTCACTCT